TTATTCTATTGGTTCTATCTTAATTAATTCTACCACTGCCAATCCATGTGCCTTGAAGGTGATTTTGTTAGGTAAAAATATCCCTCCAAGTTGCATAATGTATATGCGCTTGAAAAAGTTGAATTGATGAATATCAAGCGCGGTTAGGTTCATCTCGCATGTATATACTCGCATGTGATTGAGTACATTATTAAAGTTACCATAATAAGACTCTATGAGCTTATTCCATCGCAAGTTCAAAAATGAGGAGTGGCAAGGAATAAGATAAAAATCGTTTATATTAATATCATCCCCTTTTATTGTCCCTTTATCTTGAAACAGCAATTCATCAGCAGTAACATTGAAGATGTGGAATCTATTATCTTTTGGTTTGTAACTTATTTTCACTCCTCCACCTTCTTCTTTTACTTCTTTTTCCCAGAAGTGAAATTCTTCCAATACATTACTATCGTATTGAAGTTTCTTTGATTTTTCAATATCAATCCCTGCAAAGAATTTACCCTCTCTTTCCTTCTTGAATGCGAGTAGATCATCATTTATCACCATCACCCCATCTGCTCCGAATTGCTTATTCTCTTGCTCGTCATACTTCTTGTATAGGAAATGATTACGCCTTGCATAGGATGCTGTTGGCACATGAAATTCTAAGTTTGTGACCCTTACAAATTGGTCTGTCCAATCTATTAGAGGAGCTTCATTAAGTCTTTCATCTACAGTAAAGAAGTGTTGCACAGGGTCGTCTATATCTAATTTCATAGCGGTAAGCCCAAACATAATCATCAACTCTTTGAACAGGTCTAACATAGAGAGGTCGGATACCATCTTATTAACATTCTGCAGGGAGGTTTGTTCGATTTTAAATCGTATCTCAGGAGTTTCAATATATGTATTTGTAAGGCGACCTCCTGCTAACAATAGCCTTACAAATACTCTATCATTAGCCGAAAGTAAGTCAGGTATTTTTATAGAGAATACCCATCCATTAGTATTAGTGTTTCTAAACTCTTCTATATATATTCCTCCTGTACTTCCCTTACATATAGGGGTTACATCATCATTCTTATATATTTCTATGTCTGGTCTTAAAGTGGAATTACCTTGTAACCTACCTGAAATCACAAAATCCCAAGACCCAGTACTATCTGATGGCATTTGCAAGAAGGGAGTTTTATTTTCCACTTTGTTAAAATAAGAGGGGTGACGAGGGTTGTTAATTGTTAGATAGGCTTCTACTGCTTCTAATCCATCTGCTTTTTTAGAGGAGCCTCCTTCAATATTAGTCTGCTCGAACTGCACTAACATCCCTTTTGGTTCCCCTGTGTTAAGTACCTGAGAGGTAGTAATAAATAAGGTTTTGAACATTTTGGAATCGAAAAACGACCCTTCAAACCTTTGCCCTGACATTCTCATTACTTCTTTAAAAATCCACATAACATGTATTGCGGGTGGACAGTAGTAGAAGTTATAAGCCCCATCTATTAAGGTATCTCCTCCATATTCAGCCACTGGATATAAGTATCCTATATTATAATTATCCTCGCGGTCTCTGATAGTCTCTAATGCATAAGTTTGAGAAGTGCTTGTTATTACATCTGCATTCTTGCTATGGTTCAACTTATTTCCTATTATATCGGATAACTTATACAAGTTCAACCAGTGGTAAACATCTTTCGTTTCTTCGTGAAATGCAAATTTGTATGTATCATTATATACTCCCATAAGGTAGCCTCTGGCGTGTCGTACAATTGGTACGCCTTCCACAAGTACTTCTACTTCCTCGTAAGCTCTTTGAGGTCGTCCACTTACACTACCTACCATGCCTGCATAATCGAATATCTCGTTATTGTTGGTGCTCATAGGTAGGTACATAACATCTGAGCATGAGAATTGCCGTGTATCAAATGAAAAGAAATCAGCGCATTGCATATTCCAAGTAAACTCGTCATTGAGCAAGTCGGCTTCTTGTCCATCTATAATTAATCGTATCATCTTTTTGTTATTATTTGTTGTAATCTGTTCTCTACGTTTTGCCTAATAGTCTTATAATATAGGCTGTAAAATACTACATTGTAAGGTAATGATTCTATTTGTTCGTATCTCAGGACATCACCTTGCGCCATTGTGTCGATAGTGGCAAGGTCGTTGAATGGCTGTAACTGCTCGACTCCTGCTTGTTGTAGTTGGGCTTCGTATGGACTTGGTTCTCCTTGGAAAGCCTTATGCTCTTGTTCAAGAACTCGCTTCACTTCATTAGTTAGGTGCTTAATGCACGCATAAAAGCGATACACATTCATTCTTGATGGGTGCTTTATCTTATATACCTTCTTGAAGGCTTCTGTAACTTGAGAGAGCTCCCCGCTACTCATTAAGTCTATTATCTCTCGCACTTCTCCCCATGTGAGGTCTGTTATATGTTCTATGCCATGCTTTTTCTTCCATCTCCAAAAGCCTCGATAAAAGAAAGGCAAAGGCTTAACTACTTCTAATAATAGAGTAGTTTCCTTTTGCCTTTCAGTTGGCATGAGTAGATATTGTAGTAGTGTCATCTGAATATTGGTTTAAATGTCTTTTTCGGTTTTAAGTCAAAGTATTCTCGCATGAGTATCATGTCACGATAATCAGGGCTTCGTCCTATGTTCTGTTTTATCGTATCCTTGTTAATCACTGATAGCCTTTGCCCGTCCTTATTGTCACTTTTGATTTGCTCCAACTCTTCTATAATACGCTCTTTTGTCTTCTCTGATAGCTCAGCGCTAATATATATGCCATTATTATTGATACGCTCGGCTAACTTGTACAAACATTGCGTTTGAAGATTCTTGTAACTGGTAGCTTGTCCATTCTCATCAAGAGGGGAGCTGTTGTTCTTAAATCCAACAATACCCGTGTTATCTACTACCCCTCCTCCTACACCATCCTCGTCAGCGATACAATTCCCCTTGGGTATGTTATACCTCATTCTAAGGGTGTGTATAAGACCTTGTACCTCCGTCATTGCTGATATAGCTAATGTGTGTACCTCTATTAGCTCCCATCCTCTCCATACACCTATAACACACAAGTCAGAGCCGAAGCGTGCTATATCCGCAGATAGGAACATTTCCTTATCTATGGGTATTTGGTCATTCTCAAATATAGCCAATATCTTATCATAGTCACAAAGAGCCGTCGGATCATCATCATACTCCCATAGTCCGTGTAATAATCGCTGTTTCTCTGCACCCTTCAAGGTACGCTCCAAGCTCTCAATATACTCCTTGGGTAACATCTTATTATCATACGGCAATGCTTGTATGAATGCTTTCCACCGCTCCAATGTACCCGATTTGTAAGGTTTGTAAAAATTCTTATATAGAAAATTCTTAGAAGGATTGGCTGTGATGAGTAATTTACCTTTCAAGTTATACTCTCTATTTTTCCACCTACCTATTGATATTTTAAGATTCGAATAACTATCATAATCAAACTCCCCTCCCTCTTCTATCCAACCACGTGTAAATTGCATTGACCCTAATCGTTGGTATTGTGGATCACTTGGCAAGTACCTACAATCTAATAACAACACTCTTGAGCCGTTGAATAGTTCAAAGTAATTATCCTGCCCATTGTACTTATATGCTTCTTGCGGTATACTCCAGCTATTCAGTACCTCATGAATGCTTGGTATGGTAAATCGTCTCAAATCATTCAATTGCTTACGAGCGATAAAATACTGTGTGTTTGGGTACATAAAAGCATCGGCAAATATCAAAGAGCAACCAATAAAAGACTTTCCCCCTCCCTTGGCTCCTCCATACAGTACCTCATCAACATCATCATTAGCCCACGCTTTACCACATTCTTTTTGTTTGCTATTGCCATTACTGTTAAACTCAAGTACTACATTACGCATAAGTGATTATTTAATTATTATTCCCGTCACTTGGAAAGGCTGTAAGTCTTTACCATCCTTACCCGTTACCTCTTGCTTACTTCTCAAGTTCCAATCATCAAACTTACGCTCAATTATCCAAGCATACTTCTGCCATTTATCATCATCACTTTGTAGCTTTTTAAACAAGTTCTTTTTTTGAATAGTAAGTGCTTTTTTATAAAGGCGCAAAAAATCAAAATATAAAGGGTCTTTTACTCCTCCAGCTTTCCAACTTTCAAATGTTCTATCTGCTACTTGTTGCTTTTCTTCAACCAAATCATTAGTTAGCATTCTTAGTTCATCATCTGTTAGAATAATGGCGTTAATATCTTCATTTACTACATTCTTAAATGCTTCTATCCAAGTAAGGAGCTTTGTTGGTCTCCCTCTTGTCTTTTTGGTTTCTGCACTTGATTTAGTTTTTTTCATAAAGTATATAATTTAACAATGATTATTGTATATAATTTTTTTTATCTCTTTTTCGATAATATCCTTAAACTCCTCAAAGGAATAGCATACAGCGTAAGTATGTCCGAGGGTTTCGGCAATTTTTTGAAAGTCTTTTTGATTGTCTGTTTGTTTGTTCCCTTTTACCTTCATCTCGATATAAAGGCTTTTACCTTGGGGGAGCATAATTACTAAGTCAGCCACTCCTGCGAGTACTCCCTCAGCTTTGAGCCTTTGCGCTTCTCGTACGTTTCGACTGCCACCATTAGGGACAGCATATATCACGAGGTTAGGATACTGGAGCCTAAACCATTTCACACAGGA